TCTTACGTTATTATCTCCATTACCTATCGACATTAATTCAGCTTCGGCACCACCATTAGAAGTTGGTGAATCATTATAGAATCTTGTACCGCCGTAATTCCAGTACCCACCAATGCGAATACCTGTATGGTAACCAATAATTAAATCTGGATATGGATAATCCCAACCTCCTCCAGCTTGACCAATTGAATAGTGATTTGCTCCAAAAGTTACATTAGAATTTCCACCAACACCCGTGAAAGATAAACGGGATAAAGTTCTTTCTGTATTGTCTATTGTTGCGCCAGAAATTCCCTGCGCTCCTGTTGCGCCAGTTGATCCTGTAGATCCAGTTGAGCCAGTCGCGCCTTGTGAACCAGTATTACCAGTATTACCTGTTGCGCCTGTCGCCCCCTGCGCGCCTGTAGCGCCTGTACCGCCTGTAGATCCAGTTGAACCTGTTGCACCTTGCGAACCGGTATTACCAGTATTACCTGTTGCGCCTGTCGTCCCCTGCGCGCCTGTTCTTCCTTGCGTTCCTTGAGCGCCTTGCGAGCCAGTAGCTCCTGTTGAGCCTTGTGAACCTGTAGCGCCGTTAGTACCAGTAGTTCCCTGCGCGCCTGTAGCTCCAGTAGTTCCTTGTGCTCCAGTTGCGCCTGTTGAGCCTTGCGAACCAGTAACGCCTTGTGTACCTTGAACTCCTTGAGTTCCTTGTGGGCCTTGCAAACCTTGAGTACCTTGAACACCCTGCGTTCCTTGTGGGCCTTGTAAACCTTGCGTACCCTGAACGCCTTGAGTTCCTTGAACGCCTTGCGTACCCTGAACGCCTTGAGTTCCCTGTGGACCCTGAGTTCCTTGTACGCCCTGCAAGCCTTGAATACCTTGAATGCCTTGCTTACCAGCATCAGCGTTCCAAGTTGATCCATCGCTAAACACAGATATAGATTGATATTGCGGCAAAGAATAAGTATCTGCGCCATCAATCTGACCAACTCCAGAAGCGTTAACTGTAACAGTTCCAGCTCCTTTATTTTTGATTACAAACTGTCTTCCAGCGTTGCCAGAAGCGTAGATTAAACTAATTGTCTTTGGATCAGCTGAACTTGAGATAATAACATCGTCAGCAGTAGAAACTGTATAATCAACGAACTTGGTTGATACATTTCTAATAAACGAATCAACATCTAATGTACCAAAAACACCAGAAGGTAAATTTGCAGTTCCAGTTAGATTAGATGCGTCTGCGTAATAAGATGAAAGCTGCCCGCTTAAGCGAGTTGAACTATAAGCTATGCCACTCTGCGCGTTTAAGAAAACGCCAGTATCAACATCAACGATTTGAAAATCAACTTGTTGAGGACTTGCTCCTAGATAGTAAACTCCCATATTGCTTTATGTTAATTTCAAAATTCATCGCCCACTTATGAAACGACAGCGCTAATTACGCTAGCAGTCCATTTGATTGTAGCGGCGGCTTCGCCTTTAACTTGGAGCTTTAGAGAATCTGTTGTATTGTCGCCATCAACGAACACTTCCCAAGGAGCGTTGCTTTCAGAAGCGAACTTTGTGACGATAGCGTTAGCGACAAGAGCTGTATTACCAGCTTTGTTAGCAACCAAGCAATCATAAGACCAAGAAGCGGCTTTGGCGTTTGTTGTATCGAACGCTGTGATTGTTCCTTTGAAAGAAGCGGCAGAATTATTTGCGATAGTGACTCGTCCAGATGTTCCGTTTAAGAACATTTCTGTGGTTGCGTCGTCTGTAGTTGTGCAGTAAACTGCAAAGTGATCAGACTTAGCTTGAGCAGAACCTGAAACTGTAATGCCACCGATAACAAGATCGTTAGCTGTGCCAGAACCGTTTGTGGTGATGTAATCAAGTGTTACTTGACCAGTGCGAGGATAAAGAACGTCAAGGTCAGTTGTTTGAACGCCAAGACCAGTGATGTGACCGTAAATATCAACTAGACCAGTGAAATTCTGGATTACAACGCCTTGAGTATTTGTGCTAACTGTGCTAACGGCAGCAGATGTATCTTCGTGAGAAACAACAATCAGATTAGAACCATTGTCAGTAACAAGAATTCCGCTAGAGCCGCTAATAGTAATGTCATTTACGTCGCCATTAGAGCCTGTGATGCGGATAATCGCATCATTAGTTCCACCAGCAGCGACAGCAAGGTCGTACATGGTGAATTCCGATGTGATCGGCATATTGTAGTATGTCGTTCCATCGTTTGTGAACTGCCAGCGATCAAGACCTTCGTTCCAGCGGAGAGCTGTGTTTGCTTCTGTGCCGCGTTCAATTTCAATACCACCGTTTTCAGTTGGTACTGCTCCAGTAAAGTCAGCGTTAAGAGTAATTAGCGCATCACCGATGTTTGTTTCGGTTGTGTTAATGTAGGTTGTAGTACCGCTAACAGTTAAGTTACCAGTAATGACTAAACTACCATCAAGTCTTAAAAGATTTGCGTCGGATTTGTAAGCCGAAACTTTTGTCGCGTCGTTTGGACCGAAAACAACAGCGTCAGAGCTTTGAACAGAGTTTAAGAAAACAACTGGACCAGCTTTAACTGTTAATGTATCAGAAGCATCACTACCAAGAATCACATTACCATTTGCAGTAAGATCGCCAACTGTAATTCCGTTTGTGGTAGAATTTCCGCTGTTTGTTACGCTTTCTAAATCTCTAGCATACGATTCATTGATTAAAGTTCTCAGCAAACCAGACAAAGTATGAACAGAACCTTCACTTGGAGCAGTTGTGGTTACGCCGCTAGCAATTTGATCACGAACAATAACTGCGGTTTGACCAGTAGCAGAGAGAACGTGACCAAATGGGTCAAAAGTGAATACAACACCAGTGATAGCAGAACCAGCAGCTGCGGCAACAGTAACATCAGCTACGCTAGAAGTATCTTTGTGAGAAATTGTAATTGCATCAGTAGCAACAGAAAGTTCAAGACCAGTTCCAGCAACTACTTGAACAAAATCATTGAAAACTTGACCGCTAACACGACCAGTTAAATTGATATTAGCTGTATTAGCAGTTGGGCTAGAAGCATTAACTTGGTAAAGATTACCAGCGTTGATAGAGAGGTAGCCAGACAAGCCTGTGCCGAAATCCCATACAGAATCAGACGTTGAAACGCCTGTGCCGTTTTCCGCGACAGTTTCAGAGATATCGCGGAAAGCAGCAGAGCCAAGAGTACCAGTGAAATTGGAGATAATTCCTGTGGCAACTCTCAAGTCATAAGCTTGACCACTAAGGTAACCAGAGATACCAGTGGTAAAGTCGAATGTAGCCTTTGTGCTTGGGGTTAAACCAGTTTGTCCACCAGAAACTGTCTGGTCGATAACGTACTGTTTAAGGTCAGCGGCAACAATCGACGCAGAGCCTGTTGTAAAGTTGATTTGATTGCCGACCAGTGAGCCTGTATAGTAGATAGCCATTTTTTAAATTCTCCGTTATTAAATTATTTACACGATTTTGTTGTTATTTTACTTGTATTAAATCTAGAAATGCAACCCAGTGAATTGTAGTCGCCGCCAAACCTAAAGCGCTGATCTTCAAGTAACCATAAGTTGTGTCAGCGTCGATTAAGATTCCGCCAACTGCCAACTCATCAGTTATTCCGTTCACAATTGTTCCTCCAACAATTTCTGTGAATCCTGCGCTTATACCTTTCTTAATTGTGCCTTCTGCGTTAAACGTTGATGTTAAACCAGCAGTTGATCTTCCAATAACTCTCACTTTAAAGAACCATGAAGTGTTATTAGGCAAAGTTAACTTCTTGATTTGATTTGGAAACGCCAACTCATAAGTTCCAGTTGTTGTTGTTTCTCTTTTTAAAATAAATTCGGAATATTGAGCATCACCAGCTTGAGAAAAACTGCCATCAGCAGCTGTACGAATACCACTTAAAGTATTGTCTGTTCCACTACCAAGAAGAAGTGTGCCTGAGACAGAGACATTCTTTTCAAAGAATACGTCGTGAGTAGGATCAATCTGATCTGCGAAAATACCAGTAACGAAATTGTATTGACCACTTGTTAAGTGATAATATTGACCACCAGTTCCTCCTTGTAAGTCAGGAAGCGAGTTATGATTGAACTGATCCGCTTCAATAATTTGAATCGGCCCATCATCATTACCAGATATAATAATTTCAACTACTTCGGGCATTTTATGAGAGTGATGTTATGCCTGATGTTACCGAAATAACTCCTTTTAATATTTTTTGAAATGTACCATTATCAAATTTTACTAAAACATCATACTGCAAATCGCCCGGATGTAATGCCGCAGTTTGCGCAGCAGTTAAAGCAAGTTTGATTGATCCAATACTAGGATTTGTTTTCGTTACTGTAAAAGCAACAAGTGTTGGCGAATAATAATTCTGTTTTATTTCTGCATCAATTGTTGCAGAAGTAAGATTGATTGCTACGCCTCCAGCATCTTTAAGTATAAGACTAACAGAATAATCTGTATTTGTTTCTATGGAAATGTTGTAAGTAGAAGCAGACATTGTTAGAAGCGTTCATTTAAATTTACACAAAAAGCGCACTTTTAAGGGTGCGCTTTTGAATTTTAATTAAAACTAGACTTTAGTAGATGATGAAACCTGTACCAGTAGCAACCAAACCCATAACATCATTAAACATACTCTTGTTTACAACTTGAGTTGGTCTTGCTTGATAATAATTATAAGCATAAACAAGTTTGTTAACTTCTTCCATATGACTTTTCGATAAAGAATGAAACTGTTTGCTCACTTCGTTTGTATTAACAAACACAATTGTATTGTCTTCGTCTTTTAAAGACAAGATTCCGTTTCCAGAGGAAGAACCAATAGATTTGATGACGTTTCTCGACTTCTTTTTGTAGTAGCTCGCCATATAAAGATGCTTGAGAATATCTTGTTCTTCTTTTCCAAGACTAGCATCTTCGCCTGTGAAATTAGTAAAAATCAAGTTGTTGATTTCGCCTAAGTTTGCGGTAATCCAACCAGAAATGACACTGATATTAGCTTCTGCTACATCAGCGTCAAATTCGTAGAAGAATATACCGCTTGCTACTTGTTCGATATTAGCCATTTAAGATTTTGTTCATAGCAATCTTCTGTTTTTCAGAAAATAGCTCTTTTTGTTTTGGTTGAGGAGAAAAATAACCACGACTCTGAACGTTCTGAGTGTCAAACTGCCTCATCAAACGCTTCTTTAACATAGGCTTGCTGCCAGATTGATCAATGTAAAGACGACGCGCCAACGCTTGCATTTGCATCTCGTTCATCTCATCTAAATTTTCTTCAAAGATAGAGCGATTTGCTGTGCCAAAAATATTTACTTCTTTAACGCCTAAAGCGGTTTCTAGTTCACGAACTTTATCACGATACTCCTTAGAGTTCTTATCTTGAATGCTGTTTAAAGCACTCATAAGACTCGGATTTTCTTTAACTTTAGACTGTCCAGTTGATGTTTCCATACTAGATGATACCTTACAGTTTACACTTTTCTAGAGTATAGAGAATAAAAAACCCGCCTCTTTCGAGGCGGGCTTCGTAAGAACTATTCTATTAGACGATCTTGCCAACAAGCGCACGATTGTCGAGAATCATGCGGCCTTCTTCCATCGAGCCGAAATAACCGATCTTATTTTGGCGGATGCTGAATTGGTCGTCGGCAACGAGCGTGAATTCCGAGTTGGAATCTGGATCGGTAGCGACAACACGAAGGAGTGACTCGCGGCTGCGGTCAATACCAACGATGATTTCTTGTGTGGAACCAGTGAAGTCACCAGAGCTTGTACCATCAGCCTTTGTGAAGGTGGTGGCGTCAGCAGCGGTGTCGAAAATGGTGTTGAACTTTTGGCCTTTGCCCATTTCAACGAATTCCAAGATCGAAACGCCGTAGAAGCTTGGAATGCCAGCTGCACCGTAGATAGCGGAGCGCATTTCGTCAGTGGCAGGAATGCCAACTGAAGAAGCTGTGCCGCCAGCAGCGGTGATACCAGAAACGGTGTTGATTGGGTTATAAGCCATTGCACGAATTTGCTCAACGATTTCTGGGGAAACCAGAATGTCGGTCAAACCAGCGCGAGCGCCACCAGCAGGAGTACCGTTAGCCCACGATGTGGAGATACGCTTTGCGAGGGTGAGCAGTTCGTTCAAGTCAGCCAAGAGGAAACGACCAGCTTGGTTAGCTTTTTGAACGTGCTGCTTGCTGTTTGTGGTGGCGGCTGCGAGAGCGGCCATTACCAGCGAGGCGGAAGTGCGTTCTTGTTTCAAGAGAACTTCTTGGGCCATGCGGGTGAAGGTTTTCGCTACAACGTCCATACGATGTTTGGCAGCGTACTTACGATCAAACGACAGAGCGCTGTCGAGGCTGTAAGTAGCGACTTTCAATTCGGATGTGGTTGGGAGAACTTGATTGGTTGGAAGACCACCAGCGACTGACTGAGAATATACTGTGATATAGTCTTCGTCATTGATGTCGAAGTAGAGGTCGAGCGGAATGCTGGGATTGTCGTCGGCATTGAATGGCAGAGTTGTGAACAAGTTGCTCAGTGTAGGAGCGTTGTTGATAACTTCTGCAAGTACAGGTCCGATGAAAGAGGCGAGAGCAACTTGCGCATCGTAAGCGATGGTGCGGTTGCGGCTAGCCATAGCTTTGATAAGCTCAATCTGTTCTGGTGTGCGCTTTAATGTGATTTTCATTATAAATTTTTTCCTTTTATATTTTATTGTTCAATTACATACGCAGACCTACAACAGCGAAACCGCCGTTGAATTGATCAGCAACACCGTTAAGAGTTGTGCGTGAGCCTGTTCCAAGAACAAGGCCGAGTTTGCCAGCGTCACTGTGAGCGCAGCCTGTAACTTTACCACCATTGGCGGAAAGTTTGAAGCCAGAGCCAACTGTGAGGGTACCGTCGATAGCGCCAGCGCCAAGCGAGAAGATACCACGAGTAGCAACTGGAACAGCTTGACCAGGCAGAACACACATCAGCTCTTCCGCTTTTTGGCGGTAGTAGAGAAGTTTTTCGCCGTTTTCATCTGTTTTAGCAGTTTGACGGAGAGTGATGCCGAGGCAGTTTGTGAGGTCGCCAGAGGCGGCAGGTGTAACCTTGAGGTTAACCTTTGGATATTGGGCAGCACCGATATGCGGATAATCGGTTTTGCCGAGGTATGAGTCGGAAGCGTATGAAACAGGATCTAAGTCAAAGTTACCTGCGGAAACTTTAACGAAAACACCTGCGTCACCGCTGCCAACGCCTGTTGTGCTCTCGTTAACGGCAGCGTCAACAAGGGCGTACATATTGACCACGTCAAACTCATTGAGTTGACGGAATGGTAAGAGACGAATAGCCATATTGTTTTCCTTATTATATATTTACTTGATTGTTATTATTTAGAATAGCTTACGCTAATGTTTTCACGCGAAAAAGCTTGTGCAAACTTATCGCGGAAGTTGATTTCGACAGATGTTTGACTATCTGGCGCGGTGTTTGTAGCAACAGCGCTTTCGAGAGCAGCTGTAATGTCAGGTTTCTTGTCTTCTACCTTTGTTTCAACAACGGTAGCAACAGAAGCTTTGCTAACTTCTTTGAGGCGAGCTTCAACTTGTTCTGAAATCTTCTTTTCGATTTCAGCGGCTTGCGCCTTGATGAAGTCCTTGCTCTTGTGTTTCCATACAACACCAAATTTTTCTTTGTAAGAAGCGAAAGCTTCTTCAACAGAATCAAGAGTTTGAACTTCGCCAATGATAACCTTGCGGTCTTCGTCAGAGAGTTCGTAAGCAGCATCAAGTTCGCTAACGCGAGCATTGAGGCGAGCAACGGCTTCTTCTTGAGTTTTCTGTTCTTTAATTTTATTCAACTCTTCTTGAGTTGCGGCCAAAGAAGCTTTCATTTGTTCAACAGAAGCAACAGTTTCGTTGTAAAGCTTCTGAGCTTGTTCTTTAGCATTTTTTTCGGCAGCGATTGAATCGCGGTATTCTGTGTCTTTTTGTTTGATAGCTTCTGTGAATTGGCTGGTCATTGAAGCAACAGCTTCTTCACCGAACTTTTTCTCAAGAAGAGCACCCTTGAGTTCTGCGATAAGTTTTTCTAAGTCCATATGGTTTATATTTTTTACATTTTTTATCTCTAAAATGGAATTTGATTTTTTATTCATTAAAAACGCCATCACCTCGTGACGGTAATCTTTTGATGAATCTTGCATCTCTAAATCTTGCGGCTCCTCCTCTGAAGCTTCATCTTCGGAGTCTCGGAGAGAAACTGAAACCTTAGAATCAAATGCCACTACGCCATTAACTTGCGCAGCTGGATTTGTAGTGAATCCTCCTCCTAGCGGATAGATTTCTCCAACGATAACTCTGTTAATCGCTGTGCCATCTTGCATTCTTCCGTTGCCGCCTCTACTTTTTAAAAATTTTGAGTATTCTGCAACAGTTTCTGGATCAGTAATGATGTCCGCTTCTTTTAAATTGTCGCTTCCAACAGCTAAATAATAACTGCTAAAACCAATTTCCCAACTTGCCGAAATTGAGTTTCTGAACGAATCAGCAGGATCAGAATTGCGAATCATCAAAGAAGTAAAAGACGAATCTACTGTTTTATAAACAACTCCTGCAACTGATAAATAAAATGGATCTAATGTTTTGCTCGCTTCTTCTTCTGTCATGGAGACATTGTCGCTTAATCTATTAAATCCGTAGTTAGTGATATGACCGATAACACGTTTCTTGTTATGCTCGATATTTAGATACTTGTTAACAAATCTTTTAGCGATTTTAGCAGCAGTAGCTCCTGAAATACCGTCGCCATTATGGTTTACCATATTTGGCACAGCTAAGTTAAAAGACACTCCTAATAAATCAGGATTATCTTCAAAGTTAATATTTGGAGAGAGCTTTTTCAGCTCATCAAGAGAAGCTTTGGAAATTTGAAAATCTTTGCTGCCCACTTTGTGACAAGCGACAGAAATGTTATCTAATTTCGTCTTATACTTAAACGCCATGAATTACTTTACAGCAGAATGATACAAAATAGCCGCAGAATATTCGTCCAATAGAAATTCATCAGCAGTATCAGTGATTTCTTTCATTGGTTGAAGCTTTTCGATATTGCCTAAATCTTGTACACAAGCTTGTAGTCTAGTTGTCCATTCTTCTTTGCTAGAAGCAGCAACAACTTTCTTACATAGCTCGATTACGCTCGATTTTTGCTGATCGTTAAGCTTAGATACGCCAAACTTTTCAGCAGTGAACGTCTCAGAAGCTTTCATGAAAGCGTCAACTGCATAAACAGTAGATTGAATATCAGAAGTAGAAGCTTTTGACTTTGTTCCTAGCGGTCTGCCAGGTATAGAGTTCTTTGGTTTCGCCGTTGGAGTTCTAGAAAGTTTATTAACTGGCTTTCCAGCGGCAACAGGAGCAGCTGGCTCTGGTGCGTTTGGATCTTCAGTCATTGGAACGCCGCCAACAAGAGGATTGTAGTATCCTTTCTTTCTTTCTTCTACGAGTTTGTCTTGAGCTGGACTTAATTCTTCCGAAGAAGGCAATTTGCCGTTAGCCATAGCTTCAATACCTTGTTCTGGAGTGATAATCGACAGCTCCATCAAACGGCTAACTGTGCGCATATATTGAATCTCGTCTTTAAGATCAATTTGTTTAAATTTAGCAGTAGGATAAGCTTTAAATCCTAAATCTTTTGAGATGCGAATGATTTCTGGTTGAAGAATGTCGTTCAAGAAACAGTTGCGCGATTCTTTAAGGCGCTCCATGAAGAAGCCAATCTTCGCGGTCTGACCGTTGTACTTGTCGTCGCCAACAAGAACGTTCATTAAGCCTTCTTTAATATCTTGATTAAGAATCTTGTATTTTTCTTCGCCAACAACCTTCTTTAAGTCAGGAATAATGAATTCAGCTTTTGTTGTATGGTCAGAAACGAGAACTCTGCCAACGCTTTCGTTCATAAACAACGATTGCATTGCCGCCATATTTGCTGGATTGATGCCGCCCTCGTCAGGAGGCGCGCCCATAGTGATAAGCAACAATACATTCTCTACTGTGCGAGAAATAGCTTGGTCAATATGCTTTAATTCCAGTTTCGCATTAACATCTTCCATGATCGGAAAGGTAAACGGAATTGCAAATGGCTCGTAGTCTTGTTTCTTATAGAAAGAGTATAGCAAAAATGATGGATCAAGTTTAATCTTTAATCCATCTCTAAAATAAGCCTTATCTTTAACCTTCTTCTGCATATCAGCAGGAAGAGCTTTAAACAATTCTCTATCTGCGTCGTCTTTTGGATTTCTGAGTCTTTCTAACTCGTATTCAGAAAGAAGTTTTTCGTAAATCGCTTCTGAAAATGAAGCGGAAACTTTAGCAACGATTTCGTAAGGATTAATTAAGATGTAGCGAAGAGGAATCTTGTTATTGACGACTCCGTTTTCGCTTAAACCAGACAAAAGTTTAAAATCTTCTGCTTTAAATTTTCCGTCGATACGGTAATAGAAGATGTTTCCGCTGCGATAGTATTCGCGGAAGTATTGGTCTTTCAATTTCCATAGTTTGATCTTCTCAAACCACTTAGTAAAGAATTCTCTACTACGCGCAGTGCCGCCTTCAAGATAAATCTCTGTATTAGCGAACTCTGTGGCAATGTCGATTGTGTTTCTAACTAAAGCGACGTTTGCGTAAGCCTTTTGGCAAAGCAAAATAGCATCACGAATGTCAACACCGTCTTTAGAGAACTGATAAGGAAGCATTCCTTGACTCAAAAGAGCATAGCGGCGAATGTTGTGGTCAGTTCCGTTTCTTGGAATCTTTGTGCTCTGTGCTGTGTCTGTAGCTCCTTGAACTGGACGGCTATAAGAAGCTTTGGCAACTTCTGTGAAGTAAGATTCTCCTAAAAGCTTTGGTTCGTAGTTGTTATGAACAGGAAGCGAGCTGCTTTCTGGCTTGTTGAACTTGCTCCAATAGTCCGACTTCTTGTTATATGAACGCGACATATGATTATATATTAAAAGTTACACTAAAAGTATCAAAAGTACTTTTATGACTTTCGTTTTACCTCACGAAGAACGGAGTAAAAGTTTGCGGCTGTTGTTCTGGACAATCCATCATATCAAAATAGATTTTCATCATCCAGTTGCCTAATACTAAGCAAGAGTATGAGTCTTTACGGGTTTTTTCTGCTCCACTTTGTCTTTTTAGTTCTGGCGGCAAGTCAAAACTCTGATGTCCATTAGCTGTTGTTGTTGGAATGATTAAGGAACATTGCGCTTTAACCAATTCGATCAAATCAGATTGATGATCAACGAAATCGACCATCTTTGCATCGTTCGTTTGATTATCTTCTTGATCACGGAAGAATTTAATCGTTTTAATTGGAATGGTCTTGTTCTTTTGAGCTGTGAAATCGTTATCAACAGCTTCTGCGGCGAACAACATCTTTCTATGATCGAAGTTAGATTGCAATAACTCGTTAGCGTAGCGAATCCAAGAGCTTGTTGGAACTCTAAGGTAACAAATGCGAGTGTCTTTTAAATTATACGCTCTTCTTGCTCTACGAATTTCGTCTTGATACTTTTCAGGCGAATCAAAATCAGCTTCAAACATTTTAATTTCGATTTTAGCGTTTTTAAATACTTCGCTTTCGTTTGCGGCATTAATAAACTGCACGCCGCCGTTATAGTCTCCGCACATTCCAACGATGTTGAAGTTATTCATCAAGTAAGCTAAATAGTCGATGTGCTTTTTAAGATTAGTTCCTGATACAGCGTAATTATGAACGAGAATTCCTTTGCGATTAGGAACATCGAGCTTAATAAGGTTCATGGCAAAGTCGTCAGACGATTCATTCTCTGCCCACGAAGGATCGAAGCTTAAAATATAATCAGAACCTTTCTGACCAGCCACTTCAATAGCCTGTCCTTCAAGCGGCTTGATTGTGCATTCGTGCATCTTGCTTAGTTTAAAGTAACCAGAAGAATCGTCCATGAATCTAGAACCGAATTCTCTTTGGAACTGTGATTCAGACATAGTTGACTTGGCTTGAGTCAGCAAACTTTCATCGTAAAGACCATGAGGAGCTACATCATAAGCGAAATGCAAGATAGCTCTAGTCGAATTACCTTTTCCATCCTTTTCCGGAAACTTGATAAGCGATTCATATTGCTTATACAACTTATACATATACTCAAACTGATAAGACGCAGAAGACAGTACAATAATTTTATTATTCGGCCATCTAAAACGCTCTTCTTCAGTCATATCTCCTCTAGCGATCAACTGAGTCTCCAAATCATATACTTCTTTTCTCTCTGTTGGATTTTGCACAACAGAAAGGAACGGAATAATAACTTCGTTAAAGATTCTTTCGGGCATCAACAAGAACTCGTCAATCATCATACGGTGAAAGCGAAAACCACGAAGCTTTTCACCGTCACCAAGTGGTAAGCAGGTAATTTTGCTGCGGCCAAACTCCATTGTCCATTCGTCCGAACTCTTAGATACCTTTGTGATAGCTTGCTTTAAGAAAATAGCATTTGGCTTGTCCGCGATTTCCTCAATCTTGCGGAAAATCATCTTTGCTTGACGAAATGTTTTACTTACAATGCCAATGTGAACACCTTGATTCAAAATCGCGTCTAATGCAGCGAAAACAGCACAGGTGAAGCTCTTGGAGAGACCGCGACTCCATACCATCATGGAGTAATCTGTTTCAAACATCGTTTTAATTGCGAGATGCTGAAACGGAAACGGTTTTACACCACAAATAATCTCAGAAGCGAACGAAATGTTGCTGCGCAGAAATTTATATAGAAGAATCTTAGCTTCGCGCTCTTCTAGATAACCTTCTTTCTTTAAAATCTCTTCGTTTACTTTATTGCTATTGTAAATGCTTTTTCTTTTTTGGTCGCCAACGATCCAAGCCATGATTGATCCTTTTCTATGAAGTATTGAATGTCTGTTTCCCAAAGTTTTGGGCCGCAAACGAGAAGTTTAGGTATTAACGCTACGCTATTTTTTCTGCTACCAGAAAAAACGAATTGACAGTTCTTGTGGAACTCTTGTTGCAACAAACGCATATTGTGATATACGAATTTTAAGTTGGATTTATGTGAGGTGAAGTCGTTATTGTTCTTGATCTGATCAAAACTAGATTCCACTACAATAAACAAGAAACAATCCATAGATTTGCATCTCTCGATCTCTCTTTTAAATCTGTCAAAGTTTTCTCCAACTAAAGTGCTCTTAAAATCACCTTCTGATTTTCTATCAACAAATGTTTTAGAATAATTTTGCCCACCAGCAGTATAGTCTCCAAAATCTAGCTTAACTTCTCTCTGATTCTGAAACTGCAATGGCTGCTGCTCTCTTGTATCAATGAATATATTAACGTTAGAGTAGTCAGAGTAAAAATCTTTGTGGATATTCTTTGTGAACATTGGCTTTATGCCAATCTCAGAACAAGCCGCCGAGTAAGAACCGTAATGCTTCTTGAAACAGTCGATACTTGGCAGTTCGCTTGTCTCAATTTCGATATGACTAGGCGCAACAACTAATTCTTTGTTAGCTACTCGCCTTTCAAGCAGTTGTTTGATATACGGTTTAACAACTTCTGCTTTTTCAAAGTTGCACCACTTTAATAACTGCTCTCTGTTCTCGAAATCCTTTTCAAAATAAGACTCTTTATCCTTGAAGCTTAGCTTTGTACCAGTTAAGAGGTTTTTCTTCGGGTAATGGGCGCAGTAGTAGTCTGCAAGCGACATCTTATGCTTCTTCAAATGAGTATGAAGACTTCTTTCGCTTGGAAAATCTTGATTACATTCTTTGCACTTAAACGGCATCATCTAATGATATGCCCAAGATACGAGCTTTCCACTCAACCATACTTTCAAGCTTGCCAGCTTCCTCTCTAACAAGAGTCTTTTGCATTTCAGCGATCTTGATCATGTTAGCGCGCTCTTCTTCGTCTTGAAACAGCTGAACAATAGCTAAGATAGAAGCATTCTCCTTTTGTCTAGCGTTGATGCGCCCTGATCTATCACCTTGAAGCTTTTTAATCAAGCTTTCTACGCGGCCTTCGCATTGATGATACTCGCCGCTCTTCGCTTTGATGATTTCGGCAAGACGAATACTCATTTCGTTCTGCTCTTGAGTATCTTCAAACATTTTATTCAGCTTATCCAAGTGTCTTGAAGTTGTTTCCAAGTTGATAATTTCTTTGCACACGTTCATGTACAAATTAACTTCATCAGCAGTAAGGTCAGGCTTGTCCCAAGTCATTCTAATGAACTCTTCCTCGAAAATATTACGATCTTCTTGTGATGTATAGCAGTTAATGATCTTTTGAAACCGCGAGTTGGCTAAATTGATAGTAAGCTTCTCAATACAGAATTTATGTTGGCGGTTTAATTTTTCTTTATTGATCTTTTCGCCAGTAGCTTGATTGATTTTGTTAACTACGCGCTCAACAGAACGCGGAACTAAATACTTTACGCCAATAGCGCTTTCGGATTCAGGTTGACCTTCTGCGTTTACCGTTCTAATGAAGTTTGCCACAGCTCTTTGCTCAACTCCAAGGTTAACAATTCTGCGATCAGGAAAAATGAGTTCGGCAATTCTTACAGCAGACAATCCAATAGCTGTTTGATCAATAATAAACTCTTTTTGAGACTCTGAGAACTCAATGTCCGCTGCTCTTTCATACTTAGATGTTTTATAATTGATTTTGTTGCTTGCTAAGAACGATCTAATAGCAATTCCCTGCTTAGACCGCCCATCAAGCTTCTCATTAGCAAAGAATTTGCGCGTGATAGTATTTAAATCAGGAAATTGTTTGGCTAAGTCTCTAATTTGTGTTGCCTCTTCGTTTGTGAAAGAGATGTCTGTTGTTTCTTGTTTAGCTTCCACTTAAAATATCCTCCGATTGTAAAATTTTTAGAGCTACTTGTCTAAATAGCTTCTTAAGATTTTTGATTTGTTTATATCCAGCCTTTTTACCCTTTTCGTTCGTCTTGTAGCCCATTTCCGCCGCTACCTTCTCCTCGTCCACACCGTCAACGAAAAGCCTTGTATAGACCCTGTATTGCTTAGGAGCAAGGTATAAGCGCATTTCTTCATGAAGGCGAGCTGCGCTAGATAAAATGTCAAAATTCTGATCTCGCATTGAGTGAACAGCATCTGTGTGGCCTTCGATAGATACACAAAGCTTAACATCGTATGCACTCTTTTTTGTTTTCTCCCATTTCCTGTATAAAGGACATTCAGAACACTGTCTTCCGCTTGGTGTGATCGAGCACGCTGGTGGTTCGTTGCCTTGATTATACTTGCAACCTAAACATGGGCGAGTATAGTTAGAGTAGTTGTTGCGAAGCAAGTTCTTGATCTGATTAGAAGTGATTCTAGCTATCCAAGGTTCAAGTGCGCGATCTTGCTTCCACATATGCCACTTCTTTGAGATATGGAATCGCACAATCTGTGCGACATCTTCGTAATCCATCCAACAAATAGCTTTGAGCTGCCAGATATATCTGTGCTTCTCAATGATTTTGTCTATAATGTCTTTTTTATCTTCGTAGGTTATCTTACCGAGCTTTTGAGCTTCCATATTTTTCGGGAGATAGGCCATCAATACCATCAGAGCGCTTTGCTTTGAATTTCTTAGCTTGCGCTTGCATGGGATTCCGTTGTAGATCTTCAAGGCTGAAGGCTTTAAAGCCTCCTTCCATTGCGATTTCAACGTCTAACGACTCTATGTGTGGAAGCTCCTCAATATCGGAAGAATCTTCGTCATCGTCTTCTACTTGTGAACTGCGAATAGCAGTTGGTTTCTGCTGAACTTTTGCCGTTGACTGTTGAACAGCTTTCGAGCCAAAAGAAGAACCGCATTTTGAGCAAAAGTTTGGCGCAAATCCAACATACTCATGTTTTGCGCCGCACGATGAACAGAAAGTGATAGCCATATTATTATTTAGATATGCGGTCAACCTTATCGTTAAGGTTTTCCAGCTTTACTAATATCTTAGTAATATCTTTCTGTATTTCAACCATTTTGTCTGTATTAACTGGCTTTCCTTCGTCATCTACTATCTTTGAAAGGCGTCGAGAAATATTTTTTACCTCTGTATTAACGTAAGACATTTGCTCTGCCTGAACTTTCATCTCTAAAGCAACAGGATTAAAATCATCCTTCTTTACATACGTTGTATTTAGGTAGTACAACGTACAGGCGATCAAAATTCCGCCAAATACCTTAATAATATTTGCCCAACTATTCAACTGAGACGTTTTTGACGTTGCGCTGCTCATCTTTTATTCTATAACGGAGATTAATATTGTTAATCTTCTTTACAACAAATTTTAAGATTTCGCTTCTTTTAATATCTTCTTCAGAGAACTCAAAAGTATAGATTCCTTTTTCCATGCAGTCTTCTCCAGTGAAAAGTTCAAAGAAATCAAGGAAACCATTCTTAACTTTAATGTCGGACTGCATAAAATCTCCGCATAAAAAGATTTTTGTACCTTCTCCGATTCTAGTTAAGAGAGTTGTAATCTCTTTAGCTGTAAAGTTTTGCACTTCATCAGCAATAATGATTTTATCAGTGAATGTGCTGCCTCTTAGGAAGTTAACTGGTATTGCGGTAAGCCTACCATCGTCTTTAAGACGGTAAGCATCAGTAGCTTCGATCATTTCGTGAACTTTATCCTCAAGAGGAATCAAGTAAGGCGCAAATTTGTCGCCAACTGTTCCGGGCAGTGCTCCTAGAGATTTCTCTCCGCTCTCTGCGATTGTTCTAATGTAAATGATTTCTTTGTCATTGTTGCTAATGAGGTTTAACGCTGCGTAAACAGCCATAAATGTCTTTGATGTTCCCGCTGGTCCAGCGATGAAAGAGATTTTGGTCTGCTCGTTTAAAAGTATTTTTAATAAGTCTTGTTGCTTATCTGAAAACTTAAATTTTCTTTCTTTAAATTTGATTTCTTGTTTTAGTTGCGGAATTGTGATTCCCGCAGGTTTAGTTTTCTTGTTCTTAGGGGCTTTTTTTGCCATAAAGTGTTAAACCATCTCTTCAATAATCTGCAATCCTCCTTTAGCTACTCCGTTGGAATCAACAGAGAGACTTTGATTAGATAAAACGCCAGCTACCGAAAAAACAGTAGCGTCCGACATTGTAATTGTGCAGGTTACTGTTGTGTTTGGTTGATAATCAGATAGCCAATCTGCATTGGACAGTCCGTTTACTTGCAAAGATTTTGTAACTTTAGAAACGCTAACTTTTTCGGGATATTCCGAGCCAATAACAAAATTTGGAACTCTATCAACTTGAATATCGAAAGAAATATTCTCGTACTGTGAGATTGGAGTAGTGGAAAAGCTTGGAGCAGAGAATTGAATTGTTGTTGCTCTTAAAGGCGAGAGCAAAACCTCAGAAGAAGCTTGCTGTTCAGTATAAGCGTAAACTCCTGTGCCATTAGCTAATCCGTAAGAGTCGAATTGTAAAGCGGCAGACGCAACTTTCCAAGGTTCAAACGATGCGGAAAAACTTTTTAAATAACATTTACTAAATTGGTAATCTGGAACTTTGATTGCTGATCCGCCAACAGAATCTCCAGTTAAATTGATGATTTTGTTGATTTCTCCAGAAACTAAAAGAACATTTGCGGAAATACTTGAACTTTTTGGGCCAGTTTGAATGTAGTAATCCATCTCCTGACCAATTCTTCTAACTCTTTTTAAACTAGTTGTGTTTGATGCGCTTAAACTAGTTGCGTACAAGATGTTGTCGGTAGCGCTATCAGCGTTCGTAAAATACGCCCTGATTTTATCGTAAGTAACGTAAGGCATCTGATTATTTTACACTTTTTTTGAACTGTTTAAGATCAGCGTCGTCAATCATTGCTAGCCGTTTCAAGAACTTGACATTTTCCAGTTTCACGTTCTGCATAACAAGACGACTGCCGCCAGTAATGATTCCTTCTTCGTTTACGTCGTAGATAAACAAAGTTGTTGACATTAAGCCGATTCTCACAATTCTCGCTGGGCTTTTTGTGCCGTCCCAAAACATTAAAACGTCATCTTCTTTTAATCCAGATGTCATTTTAAAGATAATGCTCTTGACAATGTTGATGATAAATTCTTTAAACAGCAACGAAGCAACGCCCGCTACCAAAAGTACCGAATTTTGAGAAATAAAAGAATTCATCTGATCTTCCATGCTATTTTTTACACTTTAACTGGAAAAACCACCTCTTGAACTACTATAACTTATGAACGGAAAAGGATCAAAACGTCGCCCATCTTCTATCTCTTCTGACGAATTCGCAAACAGAATTGATGATATTTTTAAAAAGAAAAATAAGGTGCAAGTGCCTGTTCTTCAAGACAAAGACGGCTACTTCATTGTAATTCCAAAAAAAATGCTCAAAAAGGCTGGACTTAATGAAGGAGATAGTGTTGATTTCACTCCATCAGGAGACGGATACCTCGTTTCCAAAACTTTAAAACCAAATAAATAATTTTATGGGAATGTTCGACACAATTATCGTTAGCGACACTCTTCCTTACTCAGAGGAAATGATTTGCCTTGGCCTAAACTCTAATAACGGCGATTTTCAAACTAAAGATTTGATCAATTGCTTAGAAACTTATATTATCCAAGGCAAAAAACTCTTTGTACGAAAATACGAAGTGAATAAATTTGTCGAGCCAGAAAAGCCATCTGGCCCTTGGGATTTCGGCCATATGGAAAGAAGCGGAGAGTATCTTGAACAAGTTAACCATCACGGCAAGATCGTTTTCTACACTTATTACCGAGACGTTCTTGATCTTTGGGACTGCTCCGTAGATTACGAAGCTACTTTCACTCACGGCGTTTGCGATAGCATTGTTTTGGCGAAATTCACTAAAGAATCAAACAAAGAGAGACTAGAAAATGAGAAGAGATGGAAAGAGCAGATCGCTAAAAACCATAATCTTTGGTACAATAAGTATATTTTTTATACTCTCACTTACCGCAATTTCTCTCGCTACAAATATAAGTTTTTTACAGCAATCGCTAACTTTTTTCACAAAATCGCATGACCTTAACAACTAACAAAGAAATCTACAAAGGAGACATCGTTGCAATGACTGCTGCGGTGTATCAAGAACTCGCAAATCGAGACATTCGTTTTAATTCTGTGCGAGAAGATGATGAATTTTACGATTTCTTATCACAAAGTCTTGACATTTGGTTTAAAACCGACCACTCTAAAAATTATGAACTCAAAAACTCTCTCAGAGATTCCTCTCTTTAGCGCAGATTTGGCCGATAGTCTCACATCAACTAGCCTCAAATGGCATTATGAGAATACAATGCAAAATGTTAAAATTTTGCAGTCTAAAAAGAAATTAGAAAGTTGGGAAACAGAGGATTTGGAATACAACCTCACTCTCGCGGGTGCTCTTCGCATAGTTTGTGATTATTATGGAGTAGAAACTAATGAAACCAAAGAAAAATCTAAAAAACAAAAAACCAGCAAAGTTAAAGCTTCCAAAAAAGTTTGAAGGCCACATTAACGCGCTAAAAGCTTACTCTACGGAAACGCAAGAGAAGCTCTTGTCCGATATTTTAATGACTGCTTATGTAATCGGTATTGAATCTACCGTTAGCGAAGAATATAAAACATTTTTAAAGTATATCGTAGATGGCGACAAAGAAATGGTTGAATTCGTATGAAAATTATTTGTATTTCAGACACTCATGGACTTCACGGTCATTTAAAAGGTAAGATTCCAGATGGAGATATGATTATCCACTCTGGAGACTTTTGTAATGGCGGCGATTACTTTGATTGCGTCGAGTTTTTCGCATGGTTCGGCTCTTTGCCGCACAAATACAAGCTTGTTATCGCTGGTAATCATGATAAATGGATGGAAAAAGCAAGCCGTTCTGAAATCAACGCGATCATACCGCCGGGCATTCACTATCTTCAAGATGAAGGCGTCACAATTGAAGGTTTAAACTTTTGGGGATCGCCAGTTCAACCAGAATTCTTTGATTGGGCGTTTAATCGCAAACGCGGATTGGCTATTCAAGAACATTGGAACTTGATTCCAAAAAATACTGATGTTTTGATTACTCATGGTCCACCTATGAGTATTCTTGACAAAGCTCCGGGCAATGTTCACGTTGGATGCGCCAACTTATTCACTACAATCACTGAAAACCTTAAACTTAAGCTTCATGTTTTTGGCCATATCCACAATGGCTACGGCATTGAAGTTAAAAACAACACTATGTTTGTTAATGCAGCTATCTGCACTGAACAATACAAACCAATTAACACTGCTAGAACAATCGAACTCTAAATAATATGACAGCAGAAGAATACATTTCACAAGGTAAAGAAAAAACAGAAAAGAAAGTATGGTTTTGGCCTACTGGGTGGTACGTTGCGCCATACGCTCTAGGTTTTAGAGAGTGGGACAAGTATTACGCTTACTTGTCCGTTCAGTATCCTGTTCAGCGTTTCCTAAGAGAAACTTATGATGATTGCTATTATTCAGTTGGTTCCAATTACCGATTTATTAAGCGCAAAATCAAGAATTTCTTGCGTCATCCACGCAAAGAGTTTCGTAACGCTGTGTTTGATAAGAGCGGAGAAATGGATATGGTCGAAATTATTGTTTTGTTTCATCTTGCTTGCGTTGTTGAGCTAGTTGAAAGAGAAAAATATCTTGAACATATTTGTTCAGAGACTGAAAAGGAAATTCAATTCGTTAAACAACTTAAAGAAGCTTACGATTACGCTAAAGGTGGACGGCAAAAGCTTTTAGACGATATTCACAATCACGCTTTGAGTTTAGAGAATGATAATTTCACAGCTTACATTGAAATGGACAAACACCTTAACGAATGCGACACAGTTTTGTGCGACTTTGTGGTTAAAAACCGCGAAAAGTTTTGGACCTAAAATGAAAAGCTTAGTTTTTAGATTAATTTGGGCGCTATTAGCTATCCCAGCCTTTATTGTGCTGGGAGGCTTAACATTCTTGATTCAAATGACCTTTAACTCTAAAGAAGCCGGGCGTGACTTTGTTAAAGGCTTAAAAGAATTGTTTTTTTATATTAAAAATGGTTCTCAGCCACCTTATGAAGAGGATTTGAATGACGCAAACTGATACAATAGTTGATACTTTAGTGACGCATCAAACTGTAACACATAAAACTTGTCGTGCTTGTAAATTGCTTAAGCTTTTCTCTGATTTCTATGTGAATAAGGCAGGTCGATTTGGTCTTAGGGGAAGTTGTAAAGAATGCCATGATAAAACTCCACATAGAAATTTAAAAACGAGGAGAGATGTAGCAAGATGTTTAAAAATTAGTTATATTAACCATTTAGGCGGCGCATGTATCAGATGCGGACATTCTGTTCCGGAAGCAATAGACTTTCATCACATTGTCCCGTCAGAGAAAAAGTTTGAGATAGGAGAGTGTAGAAGAAAATTAGATGATGAAGAACTTATAAAAGAACTACAGAAATGCGCCCCATTATGCAAGAACTGCCACGCCGAATTTCACGCTGGAAGATTTGATTTAGAACCATACCTACACAAAATACCAAAATTTAATGAAAACACTGAAAAACAGGATAGTACTGGGGATGACCTTGTACTTGGGATTCAAATTAGCAACTTTGATTGAGCTATTTTTAATATTTTTAATTAAGGCATAACATGAACAAATACATATTCGTTGACTTAGATGAAACATTAATCCATACTTATGGATTATTCTCCAAATCAGTTATGCCCGGTTATCAAAAGATAACTTTAAGCTCAAAAGAGCATTATAATACGAAGGTTAGAGAATGTTCTGTCGCGTTTCTTGAGCAAGCTCGTAAGAAGGCTAAGGTTTTTATGCTCACAGTAGCTACAAGAGACTATGCTCTTGCCATGAACAAAGCCTTTTCCTTTGGATTTGAGGCCGAAGATATATACTCTCGTGAGGATATTCGCGGGCGCACTGGCAAAATTCCTCAAATTGAACCGGGCGCTGTTTGGTTGTTCGATAACCTTCCAGAAGACTATAACGAAGAAAAATGTCGCTATTTGGCGCATTTGGGGCCGTTGAATTACGTTCAAGTTTCCGAATTTGACCATTATTCAGGCTCTTCTACTACTCTTCCTGATTATACGGTAGATAAAGAAGATATCTCTAATGAGTTGTTGGCGCTTTTAGCGGAAAAGGTTAAGTAAAGTATTTATATGGCGCTAACTAAAAAAGCAAAACAAACAAATCAAAAAAAAGAGTTAATTGTGACGGCAGAAATGCTTGCTGAAATTAGACTCTTAGTAAAAAGAATCGGCGGAATAGAAAACTTCAACTATGCAATGGATGTTTGGGAGTATAAGGGGCCAAAAAAAAGGATTGAAGATGTTATTTCTCCAGAACAATTAGCTAAGATGTATTATCATGACGAAGATGGAAATTTGTTTTTAAAAAACAACAGTGGTAATAAAAAGGCTGGTGATAAAGTTGGCTTTTTAAAACGTCAGGGATATATAGTAGCCAGTATAAAATTTGAGGGTTATTATTTTACGGTTTTTCTTAATAAAATTATTTTTTGTTTACATAATGGTCGTTGGGCCAAAAAAGGCTATAAGGTAGATCATATAAATGAAGATAAAACAGATAATAGACCTTGCAATCTAAGAGAAAGTACTAATTCTCAAAACGCCAGTAACAAATCATTGTACGAAAGTAACAAATCAGGGGTAAAAGGTGTTTTTGTGCGTTCTATTTCTGATGATCGCGTGCGTGTTGATGCTTGTGTTTCTTGTAATGGGAAGAAATATTTCAAGTCGATGACTGTTAAAAAAGAATTTGTTGAAGCTACAATTCAAATACTTAAAGCTTGGCGAGATGAAATAGGTCGAAAATTACACGGAGAATTTTTCAACGAAGGTTAATTTATGAATCAAGAAAATCAACAGCCAGAAGAGCTATCTATGTCTTTTCAAGAAAAAGATGCGATTTTTCGTTATAAAAGAAGCCAGCATATGGATATAGACGAGTTTGTAAAGCTTTATTTTGAATACAAAAATAGACCAACTCCAGAAGATTTGTCGGAGTCATTTATCGCTGATTTTGAAAAAGGCACATTAACTAACAGAAATTCAGGCAAAGAGATTACTAGTATATGGAACGGATACAAAAGGACCTCGTTTAAAAGAAAAAATCACCATGTTCATACTTTGCTATATACTATGTATCACAAGCGTTGGCCTGAAATAAATATGCTTGTAGATCATAGAGATAAAAATCCCTTAAATAACTCTATATCTAATTTATATGAAGTTACTATGAAGCAAAATAATAACAATAAAAAACTAAAAAATTATAAGTACGGAATATTCATATTAACGTTTAAAGATGGATCTAAAAAATACCGTGTTAAAAGATGCGGCAAACATTTAGGTTATTTTGAAACACATGAAGAAGCTATGCTCGTTTCTTTAGCCTATGATAAACAGCTAGAAGAAGAAGGAATTAAGCCAAAGGCTAGGTAAAATTCTCCCCCGCCCGGAAAGTGAGTTTTTGTTCCTATTCTTTTAGATATTTTCTCATTTTCTCAGAAAAGGGTGGGGGGATAGTGTTTCTTTTAGGTATGTTTATATACAGGTAAGATATATAAGCTAATCAAGGGTAAGTAAAGCAAGTAAATGTAAGTGAGATAAGTAAAGATAGCCTTGGGGGTAATTAAATTAAGATGGTTTAAATTGATGGTAGAGTGAGGAATTACCATCCCCCCCCGCGCCCTATACAATTCGCTATATACTTTTTTATATAAGGGCGGGGGGTGTATATAGCGCTATATACTTTTTGATATAGTGCTATATCATTTTTGATACAACGCTATATCATTTCCTCGCGCCACTATAGAATTCGCTATAGTGTTTTTCGCATCCTACCAAAAAAACAAAAAACGTGTCAAGCGAATTTCTAAAAATAAAAAAATAGTTCGTGCGATTTTTTTCTTGAATTCGGCAAATAAAAATGCACGCTGTTTTTCGTTACCAACAACAACACAAAAAAAACACATATGAAAACAGCCACCGCCACCGCCACCGCAACCGCAACCGCAACCGCCACCTTGTCACCAATCGCCGCCGCACTTTTGAGCGTGCCCGCCGGTCAATTTGTTGGCGTCTCATGGAGCCGCCCGATGAAAACCCGCAAAGGAGTTTCCGACATCATCACAAAATCAGTCCGCTCAACGGTTCAAGTCGGCGCAAAGCACGACAACCGCCAATCGGTCATCGAGGCCCGCGCCAATGGCGACGCGCCCGCAGAGAATCAGGGTTTACCGTGGGGCAAATGGGTTGACGGCATGGAGAATCGTTTGATAGAGCACAAGGGAGCTTTCTATCTCCGCCTTTACCCCGTGAACAACAGCGACGGCACGCCCCGCGCTTGCAAAACCGTTTTCCGTCTCAACGGGAAAAGCGTCTCCCGTGCCGTGATCGAGTCCCTTTGCCTCGCGTCTGAATTTGCCGAGAAAAAGGAATTTGCTTGTTATACGCTAGGGGAAAAAAATTTGATTGCGGTGCGGAGCGTGCGCCGCGTAAGCTAACGCAAAGCAACGCAACGCAACCAACGACCCGCCCCGAAAAGGGCGGGTTTTTTCGTGCCCCTACCCCTACCCCTACCCCTACCCCTACCCCTACCCCTACCCCTACCCCTACCCCTACCCCTACCCCTACCCCTACCCCTACCCCTACCCCTACCCCTACCCCTACCCCTACGCATCACGCGCACACGCGCACACGCGCACACGCGCACACGCGCACACGCGCACAAAAAAAAGAGGCGAGCCGCTAGGCCCGCCCCGTTTTATCGCTTGGCCCTTTGCTTTGATAGCATAAACCAGAGCACCACCAAAAAGACGATAAAAGAAATCACGCGCCGCCCCCCGTTTGAATGACGAAGCCGCTTGCGTCCTTTTTCGCTTTTCCCTTCGCATACAACGCAACCACAGCGCCGCCCCGCTTGTCTAAAAAACGCAGATCCGACTTGTCACCGTCCACCACTTCAAACCCTTTCCACGTTTGCGGGTAATTCGGCGAGGAAAACACCGCCGCAACGTTGCCGCCCGCAGCCAACACTGCGAGCGCGTCCGTTTCGTTTGATTCAGAGCGCGAAAACGTCAAATAATAATTCGACGGCATTTCCCCGCGAGCGTGCGCGAGCGCACGCGAAACGCTTTTCGTGTAATCATAAAATTGCACGGACGGAAATTTTTCGAAAATCCCCAAACGTTCCCAGGGAACGTCGCTCGTCCCGTTCAGCCGCACGCAATACCCTAGCCCCAATTTCGCCGCCCGTTTCATGCCGCGCGCGATGTCCTTTTCTAACTGTTCAAAAAATGCTTTTTTATCCGTAAAAAATAAACGTGTCTTCCGAATTCGACCGAGGCGAACGTTTGACATCCGACCCCGCCCCGCCGTGAAAAGGCAGGACAAGAGACAACCCGCCGAAGCATTCACGCAAAGATTTCCAAATCCTCCTTCATTGGCCGGAGCCAAGTATAAAATGCCCGTCAAGTAATTAAGCAAAGCGCCTTTTGACGTTTTCGCGTCCGCGCCGAAAGCAAGCAAGGGAAGTGTTTTTTTCATCGCAGGAAATAAACCACACCCAACGAAAAAAAACGACTAAAAAATAAAAAAAAATCTTTGCTAAAAAAACGAGGTTGGCACGCCAAAATGTTCCACGCTGCGCGAAATGTTCCACGAAAATGTTCCACGGTGCCGAAATGTTCCACGCCGTTTATTGAAGTTGAGACCTAATCTCAAAACGCCTACCCCTACCCCTAAAAATTTCCTACCCCTACCCCTACCCCTAAAAATTTTCCTACCCCTACCCCTAAAAATTTTCCTACCCCTACCCCTAAAAATTTTCCTACCCCTACCCCTACCCCTAAAAATTTTCCTACCCCTACCCCTAAAAATTTTCCTACCCCTAGATTTGTTATTAGGTATTAACACGTTCACCTTTCATGTTTGTTATTAGAACAGAACTCATTCACCTTTACTATTTGCCGAAACTCTTGTCAAGCTTTTTTCTCAAAAAATAAAAAATAAATCTAAAAAAAAACTTGCAACCACCACGAAAAAAAAATAGTTTTTAGCCATGACCAACATTCACGGAAAAAAAACCCTCTTGTTAAACGGCGAAAAAATTGAAGTTAATTTTTTCAACGACGTACTTGGCTATACTAATCTTGGCGCAGCAAACGGCTGGAAAACTCGCCCCGCCGTTTTGTCCGACGTAACCGACTTGAAAGAAATTCGGCTTTCTATGCACGAATCCCTTTACATTTCGCCATCTAAGAAATTAGCTTTCTGGGCTGACTCGTCTGGTTAAATTTTCCTACCCCTACCCCTCAAAAAAAATGAACGAATACGAACTCGCTGAAATCTTTATCGCAAACAACTTTTCCCGTTACCAAACCATTCAACACCTCAACAAAAATGAAATCCCTTTGCCTTCTCCTCGCGTTTTTTTCTGGGCTGAACTCATTGCACAGCAAATCGGTTGTAACAGTCAGCGCAACTGAGATTGTCGCCGCAACTTTGATTGCCGAGGCTGGCGGCGAGCGCGATTTTCGCGCAATGTCTGCTGTTGCCGAAGTGATTTACAACCGTTCAATCTCGCGCAAACTTTCGCCAATGCAAGTTTGTTTGCAGCGCAAACAGTTCTCTTGTTGGAACGGCAAAGATGTTGAAGCTGAGATCAACAAAGCAAAGAAACACAAGAAATGGTCAAACGCTCTCAAAATTGCTCAAAATCTTGGCTCCACTAATTACACGAAAAACGCACAGTTTTATCACACGACAAAAATAAATCCATCTTGGAATAAAAAAATGCTTGCAACAGTTACAATCGAAAATCATATTTTTTACAAATGAGAATCACACCCGCAGAAATCGGAAACAATTACAAAACCGGAACTATCTTTGGCTTCACCATCGACGAAATTTCAAATGCTCTCGGCTTTCAACCTACTGCGAGCATAGATGGAAAATGTTGCGCCGTCTGGTATTTCACAGCGGAATTAGATGGTCAAAACCACGACTGCTCAATCTGGGACTGGAAAGGATCTAGTTCTGAAAAATACTTTTCTTGCTTCATGCCCGACGAAATTCGGGACGAGATGGAGAAATACATAAAACAAAAAAACTAAACGAAACATGAAAACATCCGTTAAAGAAGATACAATGAGCATCTGCATGATCGCTCAAAACGAAAAAGATCGAAGGCTCCTTACTCGTATGGAGGCGAAGATTGATAAAATCAAAGGACATTCTATATCTTTAAATTATATGAACCACCCTAGAAATCAACGAGTAACTAAACTATTCATTCCAATTCAAAAAAGTTAATCTTTAAATAAATAATTCATCCAAAATTTGCGAGGCGTAACTGCCTCGCTTTTTTTGTTCCACGTGGAACAAATTTTCCTACCCCTACCCCTACCTACCCCTAATCAAAATTTTCCTACCCCTGTTTTATTTTACCAGAATAAAACACCGTTGTCAAAATAAATAATTTCTAAAAAGAAAAATACCGGGTTGACTTTGCGCCATTTTCTGATATAAGCGCGCCGCGCAATTTTCCCAACAAAAAATCAAAGCACTTGTCAACACCTTCCGCAAAAATACCCAAAGATTCTTTTCAACTAATTCGTCAAAAAGGCTTGCACGGTCTAAACAGATACTTCAGTTTTTCCTCATCGACTAGATCACCTAGTCGCAACCAATAAAACACACAAAAAAATGGAAACTGTAAATGTCCCCCAAGTTAATCAGAAGCGCGAGTTGAACCTGCACGTTGCAGGAGGCAGAAACGTCGCCGTAGAATTTGCCGATATCGGCAACGTCCCCTTGCCCGAAACTACCCGCAGCTTCGTGCCAGTGAGCCACAATCGCATGGTCGAAATTTTCCGCGACCAGCTCGCAGAAAAAGGCCTGAGCGTAATCAAAGAACACCACACCCTTGCAAAATATGGTCAAAATTACTTTGGCTTGTTTCAGATCGACATGAAAAAAGACGGCGCTACCTCTGGCACCGTTGTCGGCTTGCGTAACTCGCACTGCAAAGATTTTCGCGCTGGCATTTGCGCTGGCAACGCACCTTTCGTCTGCGACAATCTTGTTTTCCACAACGAAATTGTGATCGGTCGCCGCCACACCACCAACATCATGCTCGACCTACCCAAGAAAATGGGCGAAGCGCTTGGTAAGCTTGGCGAGATGTGGACGAACCACGAGACCCGCGTCAAAAAATACACGAACACGAATCTCGACGACGAGACCGCTGGAAACCTCATCTTGCGCTCTTATCGGTCTGGCGCAATCGGCAAAAATATGATCGCCGATGTGCTCGACCAGTGGGACAAGCCCTTGCACGAAGAGTTTGCACCGCGCAACCTCTGGAGCCTTCACAATGCCTTCACCGAAATCTACAAGGGGAATTTGAACGCTCTCCCGATTCGGTCCTCGATCCTTCACAGCGTCCTCGACCCATTCGCAGGAATCAACGTTGTTTTGCCTGCCGAGATCGGCGCTAACTAATCGCAGAGATCGCCAAAGCGACCCGCCCCGAAAAGGGCGGGTTTTTTCTGCTCCACCGTTGAGACTGAGAACCAATCTCAATTCACCTACCCCTACCTACCCCTACCTACCCCTACCTACCCCTACCTACCCCTACCTACCCCTACCTACCCCTACCTACCCCTACCTACCCCTACCTACCCCTACCTACCCCTACCTACCCCTACCTACCCCTGTTTTTATTATTACTTATTAACGCATTCACCTTTCGTTATTACGTATTAAGTAGTTCACCTTTCGTTATTAAGTATTATCTAGTTCAGCTTTCGTCTTTTAGTATTAAGAGATAAGTGGTTCACCTTTTGTCTCTAAAGAAATGGGCAGAGAGGGACTTGAACCCCCGATCACAGAATTATGAGTTCTTTGCTTTAACCACTAAGCTATCTGCCCGATGGTGTCCCCAGAAAGAATCGAACTTTCATTGAGGCTTTAGAAGAGCCTTGTATTATCCGTTATACGATAAGGACTAAACTATTAAGCTATTTGTTGTTTAAGCTTTTCTCGTTGCAATTTCCTCATTTCGTTCTGATACTTGCGATCTTTCTTCTCATCATACTTGAGAGCTTTATCGAATTCAGCTTTATACTTACTGTAAATGAATCGCAGTGTATTCATTGTGGAAGTTGCTTCTTCTGGTAGGGGCATTTTAGTGAATTAAAAAGTAATCTTTGCTATGGGAGTAAATCTCAAAGTCTGAGAGGTCTTTCTTTTCTACAGCTTGGCGGAGAATTTCTAATACCTGCTTTTCGGCTTCTTCCTGAGAAGCAGCTTCAAGCAAATTATAAAAATTAACAGAGAAAGCATAAGTTGTTTTGGTTTTAGTTTTAGCCATAAGTTTTATTCCTCGTAAGGTTCCCAGTTAAATTCAGCAGTGGCAAGTTCTTTCCACTCTTCTTTGCTAGGGTCTTCGTAGCATACTGCGTTACGAAGAGCGCCATTAGAATAGACATCTTTGCCAACAAAGCACATACCTTCTTCAAGATAAGAGTGTTCAATTGTAATCTCTGGAAAAGATTCTGAGAGCTTAGCGATAGCTAAGTTAGGCGGTCCCCACGCACTGTTGAAGTGGATAAGTATCGCACTGTCTCCGCTGAAAGTGATTTCAGCCTCTACGTCCACGTCCCATTTAGTTCCCCAATTCTCGATGCGCCAATTATGCCAGCCTTCATCTTCCAATAAGATTTGATCCATTGG